GTAAGTTATCAAAAGCCGGCGCTGTGCTATCTACGGCCGGGCAGTTTACAGATCCGCTGCGCCCCGCCGCAAAGCTGGTCAATCCGGTAATCAGCGGCGCGTACAATTTTGCTGAACCATATGTCGTGCCTGGTGGCGAAACGGCGGTGTTTAACCGCGCGCTTCGCGAAATCGGGCTGTTTAACGACTTTCTTGACCGCAGCGGGCGCCAGCGCATCAACCCCGACAGAATGAACGAAATCGCTTCGCGTGCTGCGGCGGGGCAATCTATTGACCAAATCGCCACCGAAATGAACTTGCCTACGCTGGCGTGGGCCGCGCGGGAAGCGCAGTTCATGGGTGGCGGGGCGCTACAGAAGAAGTTTTACGAAGACCCCGCGCGGGCGCAGCGCCTCGCGCAGGCCAATCAACTTGCTGGAGCCCAGCAGGCGATCAATCAGGAAATCGGATCTGTCAACGCGCTATCCGACTGGTCTGTCAATCTCCAACAGTCTGCGCTGGACGACGCAAAACGGGCGGCGGGGCTGGCTGGCGAACAACCCATGCCCCCTAACATGTTGCTTCAGCTTGAAGGGGCTCGGCAGGCCGCTGGCCGGCTGTCGTCAGAGCTAGAACAAACGCGCATGGCCGAGGCGGGAACGCTGCCTAAGACAATGCCAGAGCAACAGGGACAAGTGCTGACGGACATGATCGACCGTCGCAAAACTAGCGTGACCCAGTCCAAAGTAGACCCGCTGTACGACTCCGCGCGGGATTTGGCGAAGGGAACCAAAACCGACGCCAGCGACATCTTTAACGTCGCGGCGCAGGCTATGGGCACGCCGCTGGCTAAATTCGCGCCGGACATGCTTCCGTCGGCCACCGCTGCCATCCTCAATCGATTTCGAGGCAAGGCCACCACCACCGGCACCGGGCCTATGGGCCTGACGGGTCGGTCAACTACGTTTGAGACGCCGATGGCGTCAATGGAAGACTTGATTGACCTTCGCAAAGCCTTGAACGCTGACTACGCCCGGACAATCCGCGCTGCTACCGATCCGGCGCAAGCGACCAAATTGGCTGCGCTGGCGAAAATGCAAGAGGCGATTGACGGCGTAATCGCTAACAGCACCACGTTCCCGCCCGACGCTATCAAAGCGGCGGATGACGCGCGTGCGGCGTACAAGACTTTGATCGGAGACGTGTACAAGTCAGGCGATGAATCCCGCAAACTGCTTACCGGCAACATGCGGCCCGACGCGATTGTGCCTTCGTTCTTCAGCAGCGGCAATCTGGACGCCACGCAGCAGATGGCGCGGATGGTGAAAGAAGACCCAGCGGCTCGCGCGCAGCTACAACTAGCGATTGAGAATTTCTACCGCAAGCAAGTGGTCAAGAACAACGTGATCGACCCCGCCGCGCACGCTCGCTTCATGTCCAAGTACGAAGACAACATGCGGATTTTGAAAGACGCCGGCGTTGACTTCACCAACATCAACCTGCGAACGCTGCCGGCGACCGTCTACCCGCGCATGGCGGCAGACATTTCTGAAACCACATCACAGATTCAAAAGCTGCAAGACAAGCTAGGCCCCGCGCCTCAAGCGCCCGCACCGACGATTGAGGGCGGCTTGCCTGCCGTTCGCAAAACGGTGGCGGAAGTAGAAGCCGAGGCCGCCGCCCGTAAAGCAGCATCGGCGCGAAATAAAGAAGCGTTGGTCGGAGATGTTGCTGATCGGGCGCGTGAGCTTGAGCAAGCCAAGCAGGCGGCCAAAGTCGCAACCGCTGACCTTGACAAGGTCAACGCCGACATTGACGCGCTCCGCAAGCGCCTGAACATCCCCGAAAAAGAAACCGTGGCAGACATCGTCGCCGACGTACCAGCCGCCAAAAACATCGTAGACCAGGTCCAAACTGCGCTGTACCACCAAACAACGGCGGCGGCGCTGGCCGAAACCGGCGCCAAGCTCAAGATGCCGCTGTGGGAAAAGTACCGCAGCGTCAAAATTCCGGTTGGCATCGGCACTGAAATCATCGTCAACAACACGGTCGCCGAGTTGTCTAAAAACGTAAACGCTCGGCTGGCGCAACGGTTGGCGCTGGCGATGATAGACTCCAAGGCGCTCGCGGAGGCTATGCAAAAAGCGGCCAAAGGCAACATTACTCAGCGGGCAGTTGACGCGACGACAAAAACAGTTGGGGCGGTCAATAAGTTGGCGCCGGCAGCGGTCAACATTAACGCGCTGATGGGCAACCAGCAGCCGTGACTTTTTCCCATATCGCAGCGCCGCTGGGCGCGGTATAAGGAGGTTTTCGTGAACTGGGTGATCGACGTGCAAGGCATCATCAACATCCTGCTTGGGTCGTTCATCACCCTGCTGTGCTGGCTCGCCATGGAGATGTGGAGCGCGGTCAAGGAACTGAAATCCGACCTTGGCAAGCTGCGCGAAGACCTGCCAAAAACCTACGTCCTCAAGGAAGACTACCGCCGCGACATCTACGAGATAAAGGACATGCTCAGCAAAATCTTCGACCGGCTTGACGCCAAGGCGGACAAGCCATGACCCTCGGCGAGAAACAGCGCCTGTTCACCCGGCTGGTCGGCAAGCTCATTGAGTACGCCTACAGCATCGGCTACGAACTCACCTTCGGTGACGCCTACCGCAGCCCGGAGCAGGCTAGACAGAACGCCCAGCTAGGCAAGGGCATTGTCAACAGTCTGCACTGCGAGCGGCTCGCCATTGACCTCAACCTGTTCATCAACGGCGAGTACAAGACTCAGACCGAGGACTACCGCAAGCTCGGCGAGTACTGGGAGGCGTTGGGCGCCGACTGCCGTTGGGGCGGGCGGTTCAGCCGTCCTGACGGAAACCACTTTTCGATCACTCATGGAGGCCGCGCATGACCTACGTTCTAGACCGACTGAAAGAAGCCAGCACCTGGCGGGGCGTTGCCCTTATCGTGGGCGGCTTCGGCGTCCAAGTCGCCCCGGACCTCATCCCGGCCATTGGCGCGGCGGTCACCGCCGCCATCGGCCTCATTGAGGTCATCCGGCGCGGATGACTCTCACGGCCATCATCCTGTTCGCGGCGCTCGCCGACCGGATGCGCGGCGGATTTCCCGAGAAACGCTTTGGGGGCCGCGACATCGTCCGCATGGCCGCCTGGTACGCCAGCGGCGCGCTGGTCGCCATGCTCATCCGCCCCGACTGGTGGTGTCTGCTGGCCGGCGTCCTGTACGCCCAAGGCGACCGGCAGGACATGTCCGTCATGGCCGAACTCATCCGCCCGGACGGGCGACGGCTTAAGGGGTGGCTGGGGCAGCTCAGGATCGGAGCGGTCTTCGCCGCCGTCACCGCACCGATGCTGGCGGTTGACCTAGCCTATTGGCCGATGGTCGTGGCGGCGGGGGTGGCCCCTGCGCTGGGCGCTATCGCCGCGCAGGGGGTGCCGGTCAGCAGTCGATGGGCTTGGATGGAGGTCGGCCGGGGGGCGGCGGTGGCGGGGCTGGTGGCGCTCCTCGCGCGATAAGCCGCTCGATGTACCAGCGGGCCTTCCGCAGGTCTTCGATCCCGCCCTTGCGCTTCCACCGCCACAGGTACTTGATGGCGTTGGCGGTGCAGACCGCCTCAATGCCCGTCAGACCGACGGTGGCGGCCTCCAGCGCGTCAATGCACTCGACCCCGCCGGCGGTGTAGTGGGGCGGGTGGTTGACCGTGTCGGTCATGCCATCAGCTCCTTACGCTCGCGCTCGGCGCGCATCGCGCAGAACCGCTGGTGCAGGCGCAGCATGACGGTCACGCGGCGCCGGCCTGCGTGTTCCTCCATCAGCATTTCCTTGATTTCGTTCTCGGTCATGTTTGGCATGTCTGCCAACAGTTTTCGCCACGTCTTCATTTCAGTGCCTCCAAGGCAATATCGGACAGGTTTCGTTTGTCGTGCAGTGCGCGCCAGATGGTCTGATCTATCGTCTGTTCCGCCAGAATGACATAGCACCAGACGGCGTGTTGCTGCCCGCTGCGATGCAGCCGGCCGACGGTCTGCTCAAAGAGTTCCAGCGACCAAGGCAGCGACAGAAAAACCATCTTGCTCCCGCCGTGCTGTAGGTTAAGGCCATGTCCGGCTGACTTGGGGTGCAGCAGGAGGATGGATACTTTTCCGCAGTTCCAGCGCTCGACAGCACGAGGATCCTCCATCGTTACGGCCCTAGCCCCGTAGCGCGCTTTCAGCGCCGCCAACTCGGCCTGATAATTGTAAACAATTATTGTAGGCGCGAACTGATTTTCTTCAAGTAGCTCATCCAGTCGTTCTAATTTGTGTTCCGAGTACCAGTGCGTGGCGCCGTCGGCGTACACAAACCCGGCAGACATCTGCTGGAGCTTACCCGTGACGGTGGCGGCGGTCTGGGCGATGGCGCGGGTGTCGCCGAACTCCGCAACAAACTTCTTCTTCATTGACTCATACGGCGCCCGGTCGGCGATGCGCGTGGTCAGTTCCACGACGTGCAGCGGCGGCAGGGTGGTGGTGTAGACGCCAGGGTCGAGCAGGAAGGTAGCCGGCTTGATGCGGGCCATAACCTTTTCAAGCGAGCCGGGCACCGGCGCCCAGTCGCCGTATTCGCGGCTTATGCATGTGAAGTACTGTTGCAGGAACGCGCCCTTGCTGCGGCCGAGCAGGGACTGGTCCACGATCTTGCACTGCCCGAACACATCCTCCAGCCCATTGCTGGTGAACGACCCGGTCAGGCCCCACCGCGTCTCGATGTTGCCGATGACCTTCTCAAACGCCTTGAACCGCTTGCCGCTGCTGTTCTTCAGCCGGGTGAGTTCGTCAAACACCACCGCGTCAAAGGCCAACGGCTGCTCGGCCAGCCATTGCAGGTTGTCGTAGTTGGTCACCACCACATCGGTCGGCGCGGCCAGCGCCGCCAGCCGCTGGGCCGGCGTGCCAATCGCCAGCGACATGAGCAGCCCCGGCGCCCACTTGGGCGCTTCTACGGGCCACACGTCGGTCACGACGCGC